CTCATGTCGCCGAAAGCAGTGCCAGTAGCAATTGTACCGCCTGTAACATCCATTCCATGCTCTAAGCCAGCTAACATACAATTACCATTTCTGTCCTCAACAACAATGTGAGGTCTTCCGTAAGCCATGAGTTTTAATTCCTTATTGTCTTCTTTAGACAACTTAGGTAAAGTTAAAGTTAATGTTTCTTCAAAGAATGTTGTTCCATTCTCTCTACTTGAGGTAATAGCAGTTTCTAAACTGTTAGTGCCTTTTAAATCGTATTGAAAAGCGTTAAAAGTTCCAGCAAGTACAGTAATTTCATCGTCAACCTTAGTCACAGCTCCTAAGTCTCCATAGTCAATGAAGTAAACTCTAACTATACCGCCAATTACGTCTTTGCATGGTACTTTTCTACCTTGTGTTAAATCGCAAGCCATTTGTTATTAATTTTAAATTAAGGGGACATTACAGCCCCCTTGTTATTTTTTTATTTCTTAAACGTGGTAAAGAACAATATCAGAACCAATTCCGTATTGAACACCAGCTGTATATCTCATAACAATTCTTACATTTTGAGAACCGTCAATGTCAGCCATGTCTATTAATTTCACTTCGTTCATATCAGAAAGTAAACCAGTTCCAAAGAATAAGTTAGACTTCTGAGCAGCCATTGCAGTGTTATCATTAAGACCATTAGCAACGAATAACTTAACACCATCAAAAGAAAGTGCGCCGTCACCGTACCACATGTGAGACTGAGCGTTAACACCACTATTAGTAGCAGCGAATCCACCTAATGCTCTAACGTATGCTCTCGCTATGTTTTGTGAAATGTAAATGTGTACGTCTTCTTTTCCATAAAGTGAAGCTGGTATTGCATCTACAATTTTGCCTAATTCAGCAACAACATTTGCAGCATCTACAGTTGTTCCAGTTACATCAAGAACGTCAGTATCAGCTAAAGCTAAAGTAGCCAATCCATCGAATTCGCCAGCAGTAGCATTAGTTCCTTCCCAGATATTTTGTTCAGTTTTCTCAGCAACCATTCCAGCAACGTGTCCAATAATGTAATCAGAGAATTGTGGTGGCATATTATCAAATGCAGAATATCCCATTTGAACCGCTTCCCAGTCAGATGCAAAATCTTTTTTGCAAAATTCAAGGTTTACTTGAAACTCCTCTGGTTGTAGGATTCTTTCAGTTATTGTTACAGCATCGTCAGTTTTAGTAAAGTCACAACTTGCATTTGCTATTACAGCACCAGTTGCTACTTTTTTCATTACTGATTTATACTTTATGTTAGGCTTCACTTCAATTCCGCCTTTGTCTATTGTGTTAGCTGATAATAAAGCAGCAGATAAATATTTACCCGCGAACTCTCCAGCATATGTAGTAGTTAAACTATTTAAACTATTAGCCATTTTATTTTATATTAATTATTGTTAAAAATTTTATCAAAAACCCTGTCTTTAGTTGTTTTAATTCTGTTTTCAGAAATTTTAAAGTTCATTTTATTATTAACTTCAGCTTCAGGATTATGTTTTACAGGTTCAGGAGCAACAGCAGAAAGTTCTTCTTTTTCTTCTACTTTTACTTCTTCCTTCATTTCTTCTTTGTTACCAAGTTTATCGTCTATCATTGCTTTGATCTCTTCAACAGCAGATGTAAACTCTTCTTTAGTAACGTAGTTCATCTTTTCTTCTTTTTCTTCTTCTTCTAATTCAGTTTCTTTAACTTCTTTAGACTCTTCAGAAAGTTCTTCTTCAACTGCTTCTTCTTCTTCAGCAGCTTCTTTAATACTGTCAATTAAACCCTCTTCAACAACAACTAAGATTTTACCATCTTCTAACTCATATTCACCAACAGGTAAAGCTATCTGCTCATCTTCTGTTTTAATAAATATTGAATTACCAGCTTCAAACGATTCTGCAACAAGTACAGTTCCATTCTCTAAAGTAACTTCAGCCATTTCTATTTTGTTTTCAGAAAGTTCAACTTTTTCACCTACAATATTTTTTATTTTGTTTAGTATGTCGTTTGCTTTCATAATTTGAGTATATACCTATAAACGTTTGAAAACGTTAACTGTTATATTTTTTTGCAACTTTATTTTTATTCTGACGTTTTAGTTATGTTTCCAATGCCTTGAGCTTGCAAACTTCCGTCACAACATTTACTGCTGTAAGTATTATCTGAACATAAACAACCCCTTCTGCTATTGCTTGGGCTTGTGTTGCTTGGTGTTTTATATTTTTTACTTTTCATTTGTTTAGTTTTTTAATTGTTTTTATTGTTTCTAATTCTGCCCATGTAATGATCTGCTCTTCTTTGTTTATATCCCAGTTATGCAACCTAAACGACAAGTGCATAAACTCATGAAAAAAAAGTAGGTGATCTTCAAAGGTTTTATTTAGTCTTTTTAAATTAATAAATACATATGGTTTTTTACTTACTTCTTTGTTTGGTGTTTCATTACTCATGCCAGCTATATAAGCATCAGTATTAGTTTCATTATAACACTCACAATCGTCTTTAATTAAACCATGAATAAAATTTACTTTGTAATAATTGAATAAGTCTTGACAAGAATTACCTAACAATAAGTCATAGTATTTATTACTTATTATTTTCAAGTTGTTTTAATTTACTTTCAGACCATCTTAAACCAGCTTTACCACCCCATAATAAATAGCTAATAGTTCCACAAGCTTTTGTATCTCCTTCATCATAATACTCTTGCGCTCTACTTAAATAACTATGCATTCTTTTTAAAGTTTCAACGCTAATGTTTTCTTTGTTAGCTAATTGTTGCGCTCTAATCTTACCTACTTGAGTAGCGCATTTATTATTTATTTTTTTATTTAGTTCTATACCTCTTTTAGCATTATTACTTACTGCATCAGGGTAGTCGTTAAATGTTTCAAGCTCTGTTCTTTTACCTGACTTAGTTCTTTTGTCTTTTTTAATTAAAGCTTTAATATTGCTAAGCATATATTCCGCCTCAGCTTCTTCTATCTCTTGTAGTTCTTTACTCCATTCAGATTTTAAATTAGGGTCTTTTACTTGCGCCTTATCAGCGAAAAAACCTTCAATGCTAAAACCTTTTACTTTACCAGTTTCTATGTAGTTCTTCCAAACGTCTTCGTTTTCTACTTTCATTGAAATCATCCAAGTTCCTTTAGGTACACTTAAACCATATTTGTTAGTTTTATCCATTTCAGTATCTTCTACAATCCACGATTCAACAACAGTTAAGTTATTAATCTCCATTTCATGTTCAAGTGTTGCGTTGTTCTGCATACTGTTTTGAAAAAACAATTCGCTTGCCCTTCTTACTGTTTTCTCAGAAAAGTAAACATAAAATGTATTATCTCCGTTCTTTCTAAAGATTGGTTTATTAGGTATTAAAGCTGCTCCCATTAGTAAACGCTTCTCGCCATCTACTTTAGCCAATTTAATTTCCTGTTCTGATAGTGCTACAAAGTCAGACTCAATCGCTGGTAGCTCGACAATGCTAACCGCTTCGATTCCAGTTAGCCCTTCACTATCTTCGTCTAATATTAATTCTATTATATCCATTGTATTTATTTTAAAATGTTGCTTGTGTAATTGTATTATTTTGTAATTCTTGTGCGGTAGTTACATCTCCAGAAACTACAAATGCTTGTATTGGTCCTTGTTGCCCTAATGCTCCAGCCACTTGATTAAACCCAGACTGACCAACAACGTTAAATTGTGGTGCTTGACTTGGTGATGTTCCAGCTCCGCCACTACCTCCACCACCTCCACCTCCGCCACTACCAGATATAGAAGAAGCTGAAGGCAATGTTACAGGTGTAAATGTCGGTGCCTCAAACTTTTGTTTTTTAATTAGAGCAACATTTAATAAACCTGAAGCAGTAGCTAAACCAGCAGCAATTGCACCTCTAACAGGTGAGGTAACATCAGCCTGTGGCATAAACTGTGATTGAAAAGCTTGAATAGCAGTTGAAAAAGTTGTAATTAATGCTGAAGCAATTGCTACCTTTTTTTGTACGTTAAAAGCTTTTTCTGCTCTTTTATTATTTGCATTAAATTCAGCTTCTTTTATCGCATTTAATTGTTTGAGTTGTTGTACTTTTTGTTTATTGGTTAATTTATCATTTGCAATTATTGCTTGGCCTAATGCTTCTTGCTGCTCTATTACGCCAGCGTTTAAGGCTTCAAACTTCTCTTGGTTCATTTGAGCAAAACCAGCAATAACTTCGCCAGCTTGATTTAAAGTGTCAACCGTCAATTGTAACTCGTCAACTATAGCTTGGTGCCTTAGTTTTACGTCTTCTTTAAATTTTTCATCTGCAATTGCATCGTATTTATCTCTAATAGCTTTTAAGTCTATTTGCTTTTGCTCTTCAAGTGCTTTTTCAAGTTCAATGTTCCCTAAAGCTAATTGAAACTTAGCGTCATACTGCTCAATAAGTTTTTCTATTTCTTGTTGTTGCGCATCGTTTTTTAATTGATTTAATAAATCTTGTTGCTGCTTTTCTTTTGCTAACTCTTCATCTTGTAGTTTTGATTTAACTGCTTCTATTTCTTTTGCTCTTGTTATTTCTTGCTGTTCAAACTTTTGTTTAGTTTTATTGAAATTTATTATAGCAGTAGTTCTTTCTTTTGTTCCTTTTTTAGCTAAGTCAATTGTTTTTTGTAATCTATCTAATTGTATTTTTTCTTCGAGCTTGTCAATTGATTGTAATTCTTTTAAACGATCTAATTCATTTTCTATACTCTTAGCATTAAACTTTTTCTGTTCTATTAATAAGTTTGCTTCAGAATCGCTTAATAATCTTATTCTTTGAGCTTCAAGATCAATAGC